GCGATCGCAATGCAGATCCTGCGGGAGCTGCCACCGTCCGCGCTCGAAAAACTCAACCGCCGCATCCGCGCCCGCCGTGCACAGGCCCTGGAACTGCCCTGCAAAGGAGACCGCCCATGAACGCCCGACTGTCATTGAACAACCGCCCCGAGCCATCACTGGCCGAGCAAGCCCACCGGCTGGAGTCGTTCGAGATTGCCCTGCGGGAAGAGCGGATCAAGGCGCTGGAGGACATGATCACATCCAGCCGTGAGGACTGGGAATACGAGCGAGGTGTGCTGAACGATCAGCTGGCCATGATGGCCAACGAGCAGAAGCTGAGTCTGGAACGAGGGGCCGAAAGCCTGAAGCGTGAACAGGCATTACGGGAAAAGATCAGCCAGCTGCTGCGCGAATGCCAGCAGCTGAAGGACACCCGCGACGAGTTCGAGAAGGCCGGCAACCAGCTGGCCGACGACAAGGAGAAGCTGCAGGCCGAGGTCGAACGCCTTGCCATCCAGGACAACGCCAACGCCCGTGTGCTGGCCAAAACCCAGCAGCAGCTGAAAGAGGCACAGGCCGAGGCAAAGCGCCTAAAGGCATTGGACCCCGACCGCCTGAGCAAGTTGGTGAAGCGCCTGCAGAAAGAGAAAGCCGAAGCCCTGGCCGGGGCCAAGGAGATGCGCGCCAAGAACCACCAGCTGGCCAAACAGAACCGGCAGCTGGACGCCGCCATGGACAAAGCGGTAGCCGACGTGAACGCCGGTATGGAAATCAAACCCGAGCGCGTATTCGAGTCCGGCCGTGTTGGCCGCTGGGAGCTGTTCACCTGCCCGAAAGATGGCTGGTACCAGCTGCTCGATACCGAGAACGAAGTCAGCCAGACCGTGCGCGTTGAAGGCAGTGAGCTGATCACGCCGAAGATCCGCCCGGTACCGAAAGCGATCGCTGCCGAGGTGCTGGCCTTTCACCAGGCGTTTTTTGGGGGTGCGGTATGAGCGCTGGATACAAGGACTTTACCGTTATCCATAGCTGGAGCGGCTGGCAGGCAACCGTCCGCATTGAGCAGGACGAAGCCACGCGGGAATCAATGCGCGACATGCTGCTGGCATGGACCAACAACGGGCCGGAACGCATTCAGGACACCGAAGGCGATATCACCGAGGCCTGGCTGGTGATGTTCGGCGAGTACGCATTCCCCGAAAGCCGCGGCAAGAAACTGGACGCGCTGAAGGGGATGTTCGAACGCACCCCGGGCTGGGCACCGCTGGACGGCAGCTGCGGCATCGAGCTGCTGAAAGCCGATTGCTTCGAGACTGACCCTATCGACTTCACCATCGTTACCACTGAGAAAACCGACAAGGAGTGTGCATCATGCTGATTCTGACCCGCCGCGTAGGCGAAACCCTCATCATCGCCGACGAGATCGAAGTAACTGTACTGAGTGTTAAAGGCAACCAGGTGCGCATCGGCGTCAAAGCCCCGGAAGACGTACAGGTACACCGCGAAGAGATCTGGCGCCGCATCCAGCGCGAGCTGATGCAGGGCCTGCAGGATGATCGGCAGGAGGTGCATCATGGCTAACGTCACAATCAACCAAGGCCTGCTGGAAGCTCACATCGCCGAAACCTTCGGTGACGTGAAGGGCTTCTGCACAGCAGCAGCGGTGGCAGTGTATGAACACCGCGGCGTCCAGCTGCTGATCACGGCCACTTCTGAAGAGCATGACAAGTGCGACGAAGTCCAGCCTGGTGTCATTGATATCAACTGGCACGGAGCCAGTAAGATCGACCGAATCACCAAGTGGAAAAGCACCAGTGCCGACGATCTGAAAAGCTCACTCAACTGCCAGGTGAATAACGACCCGGCCGGCACGGCAGAAGACTGCCTCTATGCCCTGCTGCATGGGGACGTTAAAGCCAAAACCCACCGCAAGCACATCGCTGCCGCCCTGCGCGCTGCGAGCAAGCAACTGGAGGAGGTGCCCCATGCCTGAATTCTACGCACGCATCCACCCGGCCAGCAGCTACGCCAGTCAGGACACTGGCGAGCCCTTCCGCGTGACGCTGAAGCCGGAGCCGACCGACGGCTTCTACTGGCTCGGCGGCCCCGGCGGTCAGTATCGCCACTCTGATCTGCAGCTGTTCGTGAAGTGCGGCGACGAGCTGGAACGCTGCCGCATGTACGCCGCCAACGGCGAGCGATCGCAAATCGTCAGGATCATGCTGGCCGACATACTCGCCCAGGCTGAACGCGGTGAACTGAGCCCCGAGCATCTTGAACACTGGGTCACGCAGCAACGCAAACGGCTGACAGCCATCCTGACGGCCGCCCGCGCAAACTGGGTTGAGGAGGTAGACGAGATATGAGCATCAGTCCTGAACAATACAAAAACACTGATGACCAGGTAGTACAGCAGGTACTTGAAAGGCGCTACCACGACGCAGTCGAGGCCTTGCTGCCGGTTGCCATGACAGACACCAGCGGCGGCCGTGCTGCCGCCCAGGTTCTGCTGTCAGCCTATAACGGCAACGAATTCCACCTGGACGTGACCGACCTCGGCAATCTGGACCCAGCGCTACTGGATGCAGCGATTGACGTGATCAAGCTGCGCACCCTCGCTAACCGGGAGCCACACGAGCTGATCCCCTACGGCAACCTCCGCTTCCTGGAAGTATGGGAGCGCTGGGAAGGCCTGCACGTCCGCACCCGGTACCAGCATTGGCAATGAAGGAGGCACGATAAATGTCTGAAGCTCAGCTGTCCCTGCTGGGCAACGAGGGCGGCCTGCCGCCCTCCACTGCCCTCGACACGAACACCGATGCCGATATCGTCACCCACCTGGTGCGCGATACACACAACACCCGGCAGCTCACCTGGTTGGAATTGTCAGCCAACCTGCGCCCGACCGAGAACGGCAAGCCCTGGACAACCAAGCGACTGTTCAACGCCGTTCGCGCTGCAGTCGATGCCGGCATGATCACGCCGCAAGATCCCGGCTTCATGAGCGTGCTGCGGTACACAGGAGGTTCCCATGTCTGAACTGATAACGCGGCTGCACCAACTCGCCGATCGCCTGGCTGCAGAGGGGAAAACCGACGCGCCTAGCGATATCGCCTTGACGGTTGAGCAGCTGGAGAGCATCCCCCGCTTCAGCCAGCGCATTACCCAGCTGGAATGCACCCTGTACCTGGCGCTCGATGCGCTGGACTTCGACGCCGGCGACTGGAGCGATGAATCCATCATCCGCCACCTGCGCGAACAGATCGAGCTGGCCCGCAAGCACCTGCGCAACGCGTTTGATCAAGAGGCGCTGGAACGACTGGTCCAGCGGTTTGAATCCCTGTCAGAAGAGCGGAGGTTGATGTGAACACCGACTTATTACGACAGATGGCGGCAACCGAAGCATGGAGAGCTGTTCAAGAGGCGTATGCCCTGCTTTACGGGCCAGAAGAGCCATCGGATAAGGATAAGCGCGAAGCTGAAAAGTTGCTTCAGAAAGCAAATGGATGGCTAACCGCGCTCAAAGGGTGAGAGCTGTTCACCGCCGCCCGTGCTGCGCTCAAGTTAACAGGCACAGACACTAAGACTTCAACAAAAGGAACTGAAACAATGAAAAACCAGAGCGGACAGAATAAAAGCAACAAATTAAGTGTATCCAGCCTAAAAGCTGGTGGTGTTCGGATTGTTAAAACACTTTTCACATTCGAATATCTTTTCCTTGGTGCGGCCTTATGGGCAGGCCTAAACGACATCCAGTCTGGAATATTGGTGTTAATTTTATGGCAGCTCATCCGACTTAATGACCGCAAAACCTCATAGGTTCAGAGCAGGAGAATCTATGAATCACCAGGCAAGCGCCATGGCCGGTGGTGATCTGAAGGGCGGCCGCCTAGCCAGACAGGCGGCTATGCTTTGCCAGAGTGCGGACTTCCGCCTCTGGCTCGATCGCCGCGCCCGTGCCAAGTACAAAATGCAAATTGATGACGGCACACACACGGTGGAGGATGCCCGTGTCTTTATCTTGCAGGCTTGCGCCGTTGAAAGCCGAGCCGAATTGGATCATAACTCAGGGGCGGCAGCTATGTTCGCCAAAATACTCCAGGCATACAGCCGGTACCGGTACCGGCAGAAGTCAGTAGCTGGAGGGTGACATGCAGCTGCAGAAATGGAGAACCGTTAACCGCCGCTACTTCGCCGCAGGATCAGGGCCATCACAAGACGAATGGCGAGCAATGATCCGCAGAGGCATCGTCAACGGCCGGATCATCGGGGATCTAACCTTTATTGATGAAGACCAGATAGCCGCCTGTACCGAGCTGCCCCAGGGCTGCAATGGACAGGGAATACCTGATCTACTGAGTTAGCCAATGTTGTAACGAGAGACTGCCTGATGGCCCGCCCGAAAAAAACGCGATACTTCAACGGAGTGAAACTGGAAGACAACCTCTACCCCGACAACCGGGGTAGAGCGTGTTATTGGCGTTACAAACGTCCGGACGGGACATTCAGGCACTTCACCGCCGAAACGGTGGATGCCGCAAACTACATCGCCCGCTATAACAATGAGCGGCGTGACTCGCACTCCCCTGCCAAACCTGCCGGCAACAAGCTGGGAACGCTGGCTCACTACGTTGATGACTTCATCAGCTATCGTGAAACGCAATCACCAGACCTGAGGACAAAGCGCAGCTGGCACAACCGCTGCTATTCACTGCGTCAGTTCACACGCACGATGACCAAGCAGATCGCATACCTGGAGCGATCAGACGTGCATGACTGGTGGGACACTCTCAGCCACCATCAACAGAAAGCCAGGCATGCCGAGTTCCGAAAGTTCTTCAATTACCTGATGGGACGCGGTTTGCTGCCCCGGATGGACTACAACCCGTTCACCACGGCCGACGATCGGCCTCGCCTGTACACCCGCAGCCAACCCGCTCGCCGCGCCAAGCGCCTGACCCGAGAGGGTTTCTGGGCCATCTATCGCAGTGCAGGAGAGCTCGGGTATGAGTGCCTGCAGATCGCCATGGGTATCAGCCTGCTGACGTTCATGCGCGAGGGCGATATCTGCGACCTGCGCCTGGATGAGGATATCGAGGACAACCTGATGAAGCGGGTGATCGGTAAGTCTGAGAACCAGAAAGGAAGTGCCAAGGCCTCCCGCCTCAAATGGGATCTGGGCAACTACCGACTGCTGCGCAAACTCATTCAACGCGCCCGAGAGCTATCCCTTCAAAACAGGCGTTGTCCCTTCGTGATCAGCCACTGGCCGAAACAACGCCGGCTGGGTAAGACGAAGACACACCTGGCACAGGTCACACCACGCCGGTTGATTGCCATGTTCGATGAGTCCCGCAAGAGTGCCGGATTCACTGGCGATGACGCACCGGGCTTCCACCACGTCCGATCGCTGGCCGATAAGTTGGCCGCAGACGCTGGATACAACATCAAAGTGATTCAGCACGCGATGGCGCACTCTTCAGAAGAGATGACACGGTTATACCAGGACGGCCACGAACTGCCCTATGAGCCTGTTGAAATCGCGTTCACTGAAGAGCAGATAGGCGGATCTTTTTAAAGGCCAGTTACTTTTCTATGCCTTCAGAGTCACCCTTTTGTAACCTTTTGGCACTAAAGAAATTTTCACGCAAAACAAACAGATACAGCAGGATATTGATATCAGAAACCGATATCACCTTTCCCCGTTGGCTTCTTGGAATTGATGCGTTGAAATGATGAGGTGGTGGAGCCTAGCGGGATCGAACCGCTGACCTCGACACTGCCAGTGTCGCGCTCTCCCAGCTGAGCTAAGGCCCCACAGCAAGAAAATTCCTGCAAGAGAATGGCGTCCCATAGGGGGTTCGAACCCCTGTTACCGCCGTGAAAGGGCGGTGTCCTAGGCCACTAGACGAATGGGACGTAAACTCACAAATCCGGTCAATCCCAACGTTTTTGTCCGCTGTTTTTGTCCCGTTTTTGTCCGGTTAGTCAGTGCTAACCGTATGTCCTTTGATATTGGTGGAGCCTAGCGGGATCGAACCGCTGACCTCAACACTGCCAGTGTTGCGCTCTCCCAGCTGAGCTAAGGCCCCTCGTCACAGGACGGGACGTATAGNAATTTGACAATTTGCACAACTGAATCAGTCAGTTAGCGCCTTGTATTCCTTTTCGAGACGCTTGGTTTCCTTCTTGGACGGCGTACCCACTACTTCAAGTGCATGGCGCAGACGGGCGCGGCTCATATCCGGTCCCAAAATGGACATGGCATCCACCACTGAAACACTTTGTGCCGTACCGGATATGGCTACGAACAGCGGGAACAGGAAATCACGAATCTTGATATCCATACCATCAGCCAGTTTTTTCAGCTCGGCGAACAGGCTGTCACGGT